AATTTGCGGGAATCAAACACGGCGGCGGCCTTGACTGATTCAGTCACGGTATCCGCCAGCCCTGCGGCCAGAGCCTCTTCGGCGGTGAACCAGGTCTCTTCAGTAAGCATGGCTCTTGTGTCCGCCTCAGACGTGCCTGTGCGCACTGCGTATTCATGGATCAGGATGTCGGTGACCTTGCTAAGCGTGTCTGCCGCCTTCCTCATTTCTGCTGGTGTCCCGTATGTTCGTGCTTTGGGTAAATGAGCCATAACCAAAGCATTGTCCGGCATTACAATCTCATCGGCTGCTAGCATGACGACGCTGGCCATAGATGCGGCGATGCCGTCGATATAGGCCGTGACATGAGCCTTATGTGAACGAATCAGGTTGAATATCGCATGTCCATCGAACACATCGCCACCAGGTGAATTGATGCGTAGGTCAATTTGTGAAACATCACCCAGAGCTTTTAGATCTCGGATAAAATCCATTGCACTAACACCGAACAGACCTATTTCATCATAAATAGCGATCTCGCCATGTCCTGTGGCCAGTGCCTTGATTTGATACCAGTTGCGCATTATTCGGCCTCGTCTGCCAATTCAGCCCGCAGGGCATGCAGTCGTTTGGCCGCATTGATATCAATGGCTTGCGATTCCAGTGCTTCGATCTCGGCATTGATTTCATCAGCGCGGGTGGGTTGTGCATGTTCCAACAGTTTGTCAATGGCCTCGATCACGCCCTTGCGTGTGTTACCAGCCTCTTCAGCAGACAACAGGATATTCAGTTCATCATCCGTCTTTCCTTCCAGCGCAGCTTTCACCTCGCCAACATTGCCATCCAGTATGCTCAACAGTTCGTTGTTCTCGTTATCGCTCATATCAATCTCCTAAAATCAAAATCTTTTCACCACGAAGGCACGAAGGCACAAAGAAAAGCATTAAAAGATTTTGAATCTCTTTGTGTCTTTGTGCCTTTGTGCCTTTGTGGTTCAGGCTTGTGGTTCTGTTTGTCATGTTTTGCTCACATGCGGGGCGATGGCGCAGCGGTCGGATGGGTGGGTGTCCAGCACCAGACGCGGCAGGGTTGCCAGCGTGTAGGGGGCATCGTGCCCCTTGAAGCTATGCACCATGGCCATGCAGATCGGGCAGGCATCGGGGGCGGGTATCCAGTCGAATTTATCCTCGACCACACCATCATCGACTTCGGCCTGCCATTCGGCTTTGCGGGCGCGATCATGGGCGATGCCTACTTCGGAGCGGGCGATCTGTTCCCATTTCCAGCGGAAGCCGTCGAATTCGGTATGCAGTTTGGAAGCGATCACCAGCGGGTTATCGCCAGACTGGGTGCCTGCTTCGAGAATGCGCCACAGCTTGGGCGTGAATTTGGCATCGATATTGGTTTTGAAGCTGCCCATCGCTGCGCCGCGCAACTCGTTCACTGCGGCATCGTTGGTCAACTCACCGACCGGGGCTGTCAAACCGCTGGCCGTGTAGGCATCAATCGCGCCTTGCGCCCAAGCGCGCAGATAGGCCAGTTGCATGGAGCCAAGATCGCCGCCTTCAGCAGCAAATGCCTCAGCCGTGAATTCAGCCAGTGCTGCGGTGATCATGGCCTTGTCTGCTGCCGTGAACGCAAATCCGCTGGTTGTCATACCGGCCTTCGGTGCATCGGTCGGCAGTCCCATGATGGAAACCACATGCGCAGCGGTTTGCGTCCACAAGTCAGACAGGCCATTAACCGCATCGGTTTCGACACGATCCATGGCCGGGTTCGGAATAGGACGGGTTTCTAAATTGTGGATGGTGAATGTTGAATGGGGAATAGAACCACAATCCCCTAGATGGTTTTCCTTTGTGCCTTCGTGCCTTTGTGGTGAATGCTTTTGACTCTTGGGCTGAAAGGTCAGGACATTGCTCGGCGCATTATCTGTGCCTGTGTCATCGCCGGTTTTGATGGTGACGGTTTGGCCGTCGGCTAATCCGGCGTTGGCGGTGACGGCATCGGCTTGGGCGTTCATGAATTTAGCTTGTGCCTTGGCAACTTCATCGGACAGGTTCGGCTTGTTGTATTCCACCTTCCAATCGCCTGCTTTCCATGTGCGACCACGGGCGCGCAGCATGGCGGCAATCACAGCCTCGACATGCGGTCGCTCGAATGAGGTGCGGGTGTCGGATTCCTGTTTCAGTAACTCGGATTGGAACTTGGCCAAGCGTTCGGAGGTGCCCCAGATCAGGCCGAGCATCCACGGTGGCAGGCCGGTCTTGGCAACAATCTGTTCCAATACATGGCGGGCGGGCATCTCGATATCCAGCACCTGGCCTTCATGGCCTATGACGCTGATGGACATTTCTGAATCTTTATCCACGGCGGTGACAAAATCGGCAGTATGTCCGGCGCGTTTGCCTGTGATGGCGGCGGCGAAGTTGGCCGCGATGGTTTTGCGGCGTGATTCCAGCGTGGGCGCATCTACGCGACCGGCGGCTTTGTAGTGGATATGGAAGGATGGATCGCCGAAGCGTTCCCATGAATTAAGCATGCCATTTTCGATAGTCAGCAGCGTTTTGGCAACGAACTCCATTGATCGCATCAGCGACACGCCATACGGATCGCCACCATTTTCGGAGCGGTAGGCCATGATGCGCTTGTTGCTCATGTTCAGCTCTTTGAAGCCTTGCCCGGTTAATACGCTGGCCGAGAGATTGGCCGCAGCGCGACCGGATAGAATCTGATTGACCCCGTCTGTGGCCACATCGGAGATATAGCGGGGGCGATATTTGGGCGAGAAGTAAACGCCAAGCGTTTCATCTTTCTTGCGCCCAAAATGGACGGCTTTGGAATCGGCGACATTGAGCCGGACAATATCGCGGCCATCGTCGGAATAGACCCACTCACCCAGCCCGAAGCCCTGCTCATGGATCTCATTGCGCCAGTTGCGAACAAAGGCGGGCAGGCCGATTTCAGTATCGCCGCACTGGACATTTTCAGCCCATTCCCTGATTTCATCAACCAGTGCCTGATTATCGCCTTCAATCTCCGGCACGCCATCGAGCGTGACCAGCCGATCAATGGCCGCATCCAGCACCGGCAGCGATTCGCGCAACACCTCAAACAGTGCAGGCGATACCACGCGGGCGATATAACCGGAAAAATAAGGAGTCCAGACACCCTGCCCCTGCGCCGGATGCGCCGTGACATCGCCAACGCGGGCTTTCGCCTGCGGTGTGGCGCGGCGGATATCCAGCCCGAGGATTCTCACCGGAGCGGAATCAGCGAGGGCAAGATTGCCGAATGTGTGCATGCCAGACCTGTCATAGGTGCGCTTTGTAGCAGCCACCATGCGCAACCGTAACGGGACGATTGCGCCCTACACTTTCCATCAACCATCAGAATGGTGTCATCTGCTGTTTTTTTCGCTTGACTTAAAGTGATACCGTTGTAGTATCACTTTATGCCTAGAAAGTTGAAAGCCCTGATTCGTGATCTCAAGCAAGCCAACTTCGATAATCGTGGTGGAAAAGGCAGCCATCGAAATTTTGAAAGCAATGGCGTGCGCATAACGATCTCTGGAAAAGAAGGCGCAGATGCAAAGCCTTATCAGGAAAAAGAGGTTGCTGCCGCCATAAAGGAGGCTAAAAAAGCATGAAAGATTCTGCTCGATATTTGAAGATTGTAGAGTGGTCTGATGAAGATCAGTGCTATGTTGGATCTTGCCCTGGTGTTGTGGGGCAATGTTGTCATGGTGATGATGAGGCTGCTGTGTATGCTGAATTGTGTGTGATTGTGGATGAATGGATTGAGCTATTCAAGAGGGATGGCAAGCCACTACCCGCAGCGACTTCTGGCAAGAAATACTCTGGGAAGTTCCTTGTTCGCACTGCACCCGAGCTGCATCAGCGGCTTGCTATTGCTGCTATGCAGTCGGGAGAAAGCTTGAACAAGTTTTGTGTGCGCCAATTTGAGAATGGAATGCAGATGTATTCCATTCCTGATGATTTGGATCCAGCTAATGATACCTCTCCGATTCAAGAAGCTGCCTAACACCTGAGACTTCCTGACTTTCACCGCTGGCTCGTGCCGCAGGCAAAGGCATCGTGGCTCCCCATGGTATCGGAGAGGACACGGTTCATAATCATCGCTCGGTCAGCATCAACCCAATGATCGTTTTTGTTGGGGAACGTTTTCCAGCGTGGGCCTTGGCGATAGACTTGGGATGTGTAGGTGTTGACCAATTCGGGGCATAGCGGGTATTGGCTTTTTCGCTTTTGCATGGACATCAGCAGCAAATCCGAGCCCAGTTCTTTGCCGTTGCAGCGCAGCGGCTTGTCCTTTTTGCTTTTTCGATCATAGATGATGTCGCCATCGAGGTTGATGGCATCAAAGCCTGCACCGAAACCTATCGGCAGGATGCGATTCTCAAAATCACGATCCTGATAGCGATCTTCCTTGTGCAGCATACCGATCACTGTGCGGCCTGCATTGCCCTCATCAATGCCCCATATAGGGCGATCAGCTTCGCGATCCATCAGGCAATCGATGGCATAAATGAATTCGCATTGCATGTGGTAGTCCACACCCTTGAGTTGCAGGCTGGTATGCCGCCGCAGGATGCCGCCGCGCTCTTCGGCACCAATGATTTCGGTCGGGTCTTGCGATTCACCCAGATCGGCACCAATCCAGTGGTTGCCTGCGCGGATATGGCCAAAGGCTTCAAACACAATGCGCTCAGCAATATCGCGCCATGCCTCATAGCCATCCCAATCCGGTACGGGTTCGCTGCGCTCATACAGCAGCACCTCGCGCCCATCGCCTCCATCCACAGCTTCGTACGATAACAATTCAATGCTGATTTCCTTGTCGGTCTTGTTGGCTGTAATCTTCAATCGTCGGAATTCAGTAATATCGGTCAAACAAGCCGCCATCGTGGCATAGGGAAACACGCAATTGGAGCGATCACCGTCGCGCCCCAGCACATTCTGCTGATAGCCTGGTGAATCCTCACCCCCGAAATCATCAATAAATTCACGCCGCCGTTCAGGGGTCCAGAAAGGAGGTGGCATAAGCGTTTTTGGCCAATTGAAGATAATGCGCGGAGCCTTGCCCTTGCCTGTATATCCCTTGGGATAGCGTTTTTTGAACTCATCATACGGCATGGATGCCTGATTGCGGCGGTAAAATTCGCAATCCCTATCACCATCCGGCACGGAATACGTGCCCCAGATGGCAGATGGCTTGATGGCGCGCTTGAATTCGCTCCAATGCTTGGATGCTTTGAGTAAGGCCGCCTCTTCAAGCAGAGCCAATGCGTTGACATGGATACCACGAAACGCAGCCCCGGCAATGCCGCCAGGGCGAAAGTGGATGATGCCACGCCCATCGGAATGATTGAATGTCATTTTGTGATAAGGTGCTTTCTGGTGCCAGCCTTTTTTAAGCCCCGCTTGCAGATGGGGATTGAGTTCGATTTGTTCCTCAATTGCATCGATGATATCGGAAAGATGCCCTTGCAGCGGCGCACCCACCACCGATTCCACCCGCCGCATGGCGCGACCATTCGCATCCATCAGCTCCAGGTTGTGTAACGTCTGGCAGCTCCATAGCAGCTTGGTGATGATCTCACGTGTTTTTCCAACTTCGGCCCCGTCTTTGTGGTTGTAATCGCCTTGCCTCCAGTTTACCGATGGTAGTTGATAATCCCAGAATTCATACGGCTGCATGGTGTCCGGCTCTTTCAGATTGATATTCGCCCACAAATGCGGCCGCGCACAGGCCAGCATCCAGGCATATTGCTCAATGTTGATCTGCCCACCTTCACGATCATGGTAATCACCACGCAATAATCCCTCAATGCAGAGCCCATCATCAGCAGCCCTCACCCGCCCAAGATGATCCACAAACGAAGTCTGCCGCCGCAACGTCTGCTCGATACTGCGCTGCATAAGGGATGTATATGTGAGTTGGCTAGATTGGCGTGTCATAGGATAGATGCTTTCGAATTTAATCCGATAAAAAAGAAAAGGGTGCGCGATACTTGCATTCGTATCAGTGCGCACCCTGCCATTAGATGGTCTTCCAAGCCCAGCAAGTGGGAACAGGCCAAGTCTATTCTTGCAGTGGTGAAGTTGTCAAACCGATGAGTCGCCCAACACGCTCTCTTATTTGCTGCAGGTCTTCCTCTCGTAGCTTTCCAGTGTGGTAGGTTCGCTTGCCTGTTGTCCTGTCTTTGACCTTGATTTGATCCAATCTCCACAATCCCACAGAAACAACCATATCGCATTTTGCCCATGACTTTTTTTTGCTGAAATGCCCCGGAAGATAGGTTTCGTCGATCTGATGGTGATGATCTTCGATGGGTAATGGCTCTGTCGAACTCAGCGGAACAACGGTCAGTATTTCGGAACCACGCCTGAGACGTTTTGAAATCACCACAACCGGACGCACCTTGACCATCTCTGGCGGATGAAATCCAGTATTGAAATCGCAGACCAGAACATCTCCTGGATGGGGGTGAAAGGTAATTGCCATGGAGCGAACAGTATTCTCCATCACTATCATACTCAAATAATCCACAGCTCATGTCCCCATCCTTAAATCCAAAACCGTAACCTTGAACGCGCCGGGGCCTTTGCCTCTGGCCTCTACAAACCGACCACGTGGAACAGTGATCAGCTGACGCTGGCGCAGAGGGGTGTAGGCATACCGCCACCAGGTTTGGCGAGCAGAACCGACCGCGCCAGTAAGCCTCCGCACCTCTTCGGTAGTGAGGTGCCCGCGAACAACGAGGCGATGTGCGGTCTGCAATACAATCTCGCCATCACGATTCGTCATCGTTCACCACCTCGGCATCGGCAATCTCGGACTCGTCGAATGCGGGCAACTGCATGGAATCGGGAATCAGGCGCGAAATCTGGCGGGTGAATTCGGCGGCGGTTTGTTGCTGTTCATCATCCACGGTGGCTTTGGCCAGGGCTTGCGGCGTGGCTAAAAATTCCGGCAGATTGATGCCGAGCGATGCCATCATCTTCATCATCGTGTTGATTTGTGGGTTTTCCACTTCTTTTTGACCGATGACTTCACCATCTTTACCCAGCAGATCGGTGGATATCCATGTGCCGCGCGCCTGAATATCGGCAAACATCTGCTGGATAACCGAGATATTCATGCCCATCAGCATGGCAGCCAGCCCCTTCATTTTGTCCATATCGCCATTCTGGGCTGCAATAATGGCCTCGGAGCTCTCTTCGACAATGTTCCAATCGCCAACGTCCAGGCACTTGCCACCGGGTTGCGTTTTTTCGGCCTGGACGAATACACACGGGTATTTCGAGCAGGTGGATTTGCACGGCTTGCCAACCATGGATGCACGAACAGATCGGGCTGTCTGGCCATCCTTCCACGCGTTCATTGCACAAATCTGCTTGCCTTTTTTGGTAATGGGACCGGTTTTGTTTTTGTTCGCCTGAACTGCTGCGCTACGGCGTTGGGCAAGTTCAGCTTCAGAGAGTGGTGTGCCTTTTTTTCGTGCCATTATTTTCCCCGTGTTGTTTTTTGCGATGCGATAATCTGCTGAATACGGCGTGGTTTTATCTTGTATTCTATGGCCAACTGAGTGGTGTTCGATCCGTCATATCGTCTGCAAATCTCGGCATCGCGTTGGGCTCTGCCTATCGTGATGACGAAATTCTCAAAACTGGGGAGATAAATTTCATAGCCCCTTGAGCCGACAAGTGTATCCAGCACCAGCTTGAGTGTTTCGGGGCCAATCAGGCGGCCAAGCAAGACTATCTCAGAATCGGATTCGGATGTTGAAAGCAGCATGGCGATGTCTTCGGTTGAAACGGTCATCAGGTCACTCCAAGTTTTGCCCAGCGGGACACTGGGATGCGGGATCGTTGCAGATGGCGGTCTGAAATGGCGATGTAACCCCAAGTCGTAGATTCGCTGCTGTGTCCCATTAGAAGCCGGATGGTGCCCACGTCTATCTTTGCGTTGTAAAGGTCGGTAGCGTACGTGCTACGCAGCTTGTGGAGGAATACTGAGCCGGTGCCCAACCCAACACGCTGGGCAACACGCTTAATCACAAAATGCAGACCAGAATCACCAAGCCTCATGCCATTGGTGCCATGTCGATTGCCATGCATCGAAATGAACAGGCTTTGCACACCAGGCGCGACATATTTGGAGCGCACTACTAGCCACGTCTTGATCAGTGGCACAATCGGACCCTCAAATGGAACCACGCGATGCTTGGAACCTTTGCCAATAATATGGGCTCGGCCAGTGCGGGCGGAAAGCGTTATGCGATCCAAGGTCAGGTTAGCCATCTCGTTGCGGCGGCAGCCAATGGCATAAAACAGCATCAGAATGCAGCGGTCGCGTAGCGCAGAATCGGTTTGATGATCTGATTCGGTGAACAGTGACATCAGTTCTGCCTGGCTGAATTTCTCGGCAGATTTTTTACTGAATTTGGGCGTAGGTACACCATCGCATGGATTGGCCTTCAACTCGCCATGCTCAACAAGCCAGCGGCAAACTGTCCGCAAAGATGAAAGACGGCTGGCGCGGGTAGCGTTGGATCGGTTGTTGCACTGGACGGCAAGGTACTTCATCCAGGCTTCAACTGTGTCTCGGGTCAAAGGCAACCCCTCATCATGAACCCAGCAAAAAAACAGCCGGGATATGCGGCAGTATTTCTCTGCTGCACTGGTACTGCATCCTTTGGTGATCACATGGTAGTCCGTGAATGACTTGGCATGGTCGGCTGTCCAGATGAATGTGCTCATGCGGCGCAGCCGCAAAACGAAAACTTGAAAATCGGCCATTTTTTGAGAGCCACATAATGTGCACCAAGGTGATCGATAGGCTGAGCTTTTATGGGGGGGTGGGGCTGAATAGCACCAATGGGACAGTTGGTATCCTTGATTGTGCAATGATAACAGCAGCTTAAAGCAATGGTGTTGGTAATCGTTCCGGTGTTCCGATTCCAAATTTTCGTTTTTTGTTGCCAGAACCACGCCAGAGGGCGACATAGTCTGTCGGCATACTGAATGAGTGTTAATGATAGAGCCAAAAAGAAGAATGATTGTCCTGTTGAATCACCGTAAGCATAGAACATCATTACCATTTTAGCTGGATGTGGAAGAGGAAAAAAGAGATTCATCAGGGCATCCATCGATGTGATTGACTGCCGTTTTGACGACTGTACTGTCTCGCTTCAGTGTGCAATTGCCATCTCCCGAACCAGAGCCAGATTGGGCATTTCATAGGCATTTCTGATTTTTACCGGATCCCCGATAGAATCCCTGCCAGAATTCATCACCGCCTTGGCTTTTGCTTCTTCGCCGATGAATACCACCATGGGTATCCAGTCAGCCTGACCTCCGGCGGAATTATCGCGCTCCAAAATGCCGGGCAAATATTTCAGGTGTCCATTGCCAGGGCGATATGCCGCGTATGCCGCACAGAATTCCTTGCGAGGAAATGGCGAATCCACATCCACCTTGCCCAAACGCACCCAATCACCAAAGGCCACCTCAATCGCATAGTGGATTGCCGCATCATCAAACGCGACCGACTGATAAGTGCCATGGCTCCCCATCGCCTCCATCACCCGGACCCAGGCATATTCACCAGATGCCTTTCGGTCATCGATGCTGCCTTCGATATGCCTGATCACATCCGCCGGCTTGGGTTGAAACTGCCCCGCCTTCTGATCGCGAGCATGCAACACCAGCCCACGCTTGATCTGCTGTAACTCGAAATCCTTCAACACCTCAAACGCCCACTCGATCTGGTTCGCCGTCGGTTGTTTTCCCGTCCCTTCACAGGCTTGCTGCCAGCAAAAAGCAAAATCCTTGTAATCGGCTTCACGCATGGGCTCGTTTCTCCCTGTTGGCGATGGCCTGTTCAGCCGGAGACATCCGGTTGCCCGGTGCAATGCTTGTCGGTTTCGATGTGGGTCCCTTGTTCTGCTCACGGGCTAACCACCCGGTGATGAATCGCGGCATTCCGCTTCGGGTTTTTCGCTTGATCGGATTGCTCATCAACCAGCCATACATGCCACGCAATTCCTGCTCCACATTCACTGCCGGATAGAGTTTGGCAAATTCATCAGCCTTCTCTCTCGTGACGGCAAAAACTTCATCCTGTCGATTGGTGGGCAATTCGACGAGTGCCGGTTCGGATGTCTTCGCTGGCGAAGGCTCCGGACAAGGGTTCTTCTTACTCCCCTCCTCTCTTCTCCATTCCTCTCCCTTCCTCTCCTCTCCTCTCCTCTCCGGGGGTGAGGCCTCGTCGAGTGCTCGTCGAGTGCTCGTCGAGTAGTCTTTTTTATTTGCGGGGACGATGCCGTTTGGTAGCGGGTACTTGTACGTTGCGCGGTCAATCTTCTGATGCTTGTCCCAACCTAACACCTTGATATATCGCCTTTTTCCAACCTTGTACGATTCCGTCAACCCATTCGACGACAACTCGTCGAGCATTCGTCGAATGCTTTCTTCGTTTATATCGAAATCGCCGGGGAAGATTTTCATCTTAATTTGCTTCACCGACTCTTCTAAAATCCCCGCATCGTCAGAATGCGTCCAAATGCCGATAAAAAGCAGCCTCGCATCGCGTGAACACTCCACAATGGACTCATCAGTCCAGAATTCCGGCTTAATGGATCTGATTCTAGCCATGGTTTTTCCCCCTTAATTTCAGCTTAAATTCACCCAAAAAAATCATCCAATCACCCTCATATTGCATACCTCGAAAGCCCCGGAATCAGGCGCATCAAATCATCCGTTTCAGCCTGATTCAGATCGGCCTGATTCAGATCGAGCACAGGGGCTGCATTCATCCCTTCCCGTATCATCTTGCACTGCTCCCCACCCAGCCATTCACAGACCGCAGGACGGTGCTTCAGCATCCAGTTCCAGATAGGTTTCCGCATCGCAGCAGGCAATCCCGCCAGATTAATTTTCATGGCCGGTTCGGGCTTCGTGGTGATGGGGTTACCAGCTAACATAGGAATATATCACTCATACCTGCACCGCATCTTCAAACCTAATAAGCAGGCTCCGGCCTTTTTGTGTGCAGCCGTTTTCTTTCACCAGGTAACGCGCTGCACCATATTGATCAATGCCAGTGATAGTCCCTTCCTTGATTTTAGTGCCTATCTTGAGGGGGGGCTGAATATTGTTATCTTTAATCCATTTTTTGCAGACCTTTTCATGCTCCTGATCAACCTCGCAATCCATGCAGTCAAGTTGGTCAACAATTAGCGCGTCAATATCCCAGAGTTCACTTCTCTCCAGTTCCTTTGCGAGCTCGTAGCCGTTCATCCCATACGTATAATGCTTTGCGATTAATTCTGCATTTCCGTTCAATTCTGCGGCGACTGTCCTGGCTGCATTCAGTATGATTTTATCATCAATCTCTGGTCTTTTCATCATGCTTCACCCTCCAGTTCATATTCGCTCACGCGCCAATAATTGCCGCGCAAAGCCATGGTTTTCAGCCGTGAATTGATAGTCTGGCATTCATCTTCAGCCAGTATCCGTTGCGGATATGCCCTATGCGTTTTCGATGGTCTTCCGGTCGGGTCGATCAATAGGTATATCTTCCTCATCCGTGCGCCTCCAGCAGTGGGCCGCTCTCGCCTCCTGGCTTCGCGGCATTCGGGCTCCTGCCCATCACATTGTAGGCCAGAAGAGGTAGTGGAGGCACAGCAGCGTGATGGCCGTGTTTGTGAATGTCAGACAGGGCAAAGGCTTCAGCAGCCGCGTCCTGGGCTGTGTAGGCCGTACAGTTGCGCCGTTGTTTGCAGTCGCAGCTGATGCATGATTGCAAAAATATTCGCCGCTGGTCTTTTTGGCACCACATTGCCTTCAGCATGGCAACGCTTCCGCTTGATCATCAGTCTCCTGATCTACCGATTCGATCCGCTCCGCCTTCAATCGATGCTCACATTCAGGGCATTGACCATCATCATTCAATCCCCCGCCTGTCACCGTCCAATAACTGCCGCAATCCTCACAAATACCCGCTTTTACATTCATATCGCCCCCCATCAAACCAACGCCAGCCCAAAAAACAGCCAAATCACAGCCATCGCACAAAACAACACCAGCCAGAAAATCGAAGCCGAATCCAGACGTTTACGCATGCGATTCCCCGCATATTTATATTTCCAAATCAGGCACAAATAGACCGTGTTCGTGATTGCCAAAAGCAACGCCGCCCAGGCACTCCATAGCTGCCCAAGGTGAGGATAGTATGCCAGATTCCACCATCCCCACGCGCTGAAAAACACCGTTGACCAGATAGACATTCCCATAATCCGCTTGTCCCGCATCGCGGCCATAATGGATGGGATGATGGCAATCGCCCCGCCGAACTCGAACATGGCATTGATGATATCCATCATGCTGCCCCACACATCATCAGCAGTGCCGGATGGATTCCCGGCTGATGCCTCTCGCGTCGCGCCTTGCAGACGGCATTCGCCACCGATCGCGCATGCAAATCATACCGATCTTCTCGGTTGCTCATCGTGCCATCCAGCACCTCAGCCACAGCCAAGCGCATCCGCGCAGTCTTCTCAGGATTCGCGATAGCCATTATGCCTCTGCCCGCTTTAATATTTTGAGTGCAGGAGCGAATGCATCTATCCAGATGTCTTCAAATTCATTTGCTGTTTGCTGCATATTCATATCCGTTGGCCCATGAGGGTCAAAAAACCACCACATATCACGAAAGGAACGATTCACAGGAATGTCCCAATCCTTGCCCTGCGATGGCATGAGCCATCTGGCTTCCAGCCGCAAGGCTTCGTTATCGGCATCCTTGACCAGTTCCCAATCCACCCGGCTGGCATCGATGCCGACCTTTCGCATGATTTCGGACTCCCATGATTTCTCCAGGGCTTGATACCACGGCATCTGCATTTTTAATGGACGCGTGATGTCGTGCAGGTATGCCTCGGATGCATCGTGCATCAATGCCGCTGCCTCCGTGTGAATGCAATCTGTTTCACTGCCAACCAATTCCAACACCAACATCGAATGCGTGGCGACTGAATAGAATTCCCGGCAATGCCCCGCAAATCGGCAGCAATGACTCAAGGCATGCGCAATATCCCGCACCTCAATCACGCCAGCATCCGGCTGCGTCGGATAAATCCGCTTGCCGCTGCGCGACTCGAACCAGGTGGGTTTATGGATAGGCGTTGTCACCAGTTGTGGCTTCATCCCTTTGCGCTGCGCTTCGGCTTTGGTGAAATCAATAGCCATGATTTTCCCCATCAAGCTTCAACCTGTCCGTATCAATCTCCAGTAAATCAGGACCGTGCATATTCGGGTTCAGGATGCCGCCTTCTTCGATGCAGACATCCACCAGAGCCTTGGTCAGCCGTATATCATTCAGGCAATAATCGATCACCTCGCCAATCTGGCCGCGTTGCCAGCATACTGGAGCCATTGCCCCGTTGCCGGATTTACTGATGCCAAAGTTGACCATGGCGCAGGCATCCAGTCCGTAGCCGATATGGCTTGGATAATGAAATTCGCGCTCCAGGCCCGCCGCATCCCAGATTTCCACCAGCAAATCATAGGATTTTTCATCGGGTATATGGATGTCATTGGCGCGGCATAGCGGATTATCAAAAGCGATGGAGTTGAATCCGATCACCATATCGGTTTCGTTGACCAGTTCCTGAAACGCCGCGAAGTTATCCTGGCAAAATACCCGATGCCGTTCTTCCGCGTAGTCATACGCACAGATCACCGAGATCCCCATGCCCTCAAAATCACGCCAGCCATCGCAATATTCGATGCCTTCAATGCGCTCCTCATCATGCTTGGCAATGCCCTTGATGATTTCACAATCAAATACAATCATTTCAAGCCCCAGTTTTTGGCCATGGTTTCAAAGCGTTCGCCGCCGTTGTCGAAATAGCGGTGAACTTCGTGTTGGCAGGCTTTGGCATCCATATTGAGTACAGTCAGACAATCATCCTGCAATGCGCTATCGAGTGCTCTCAGGTTCGTCAGGTCAAAAGGGAACCGATTGCCGTTATACAAACCCAGCAGAAATGCCGCGACATATCGCCCTTGACCGGTATCGCCAGACTCAGCAATATTCATGAGCCGAGCCAATGCAGGCTTTCCCGCATCAATCAATTTACGCGATTCAACCGCATGCGCCTGCATCCGCCCGATATATTCAAGAGCCACATCACTGCCATCATGTTCAAACTGTTCCACCGTTCCATCTTCATATTCAATTTCACTAATCATTTTGCACCCCTTGTTTTTTCATTCTCAATTTCACCCTTCTTCATTCCCCCCCCTTCTTCGATAAGATTCAAAATCAACTGCCTCGCCCGTGTCCATTCGTCGGCGGACTGGAATAGAGCCTGCCATAGCAACACCTCGGCATGCCCCAGCGCGCGTGCATTGCGTTCACGGTGATCTGTGCCACCGCCTGCCAGTTGATCCAGTGCAGCAGCCACCTGCTCAAAGGTGACGGTGGATACCGCTTTTATCTTCCGCATCTGCATCAACTTCATGCGCTCGGTCATGGCGATGGCATCAGGCACTGCGAATAGCCCGCACGTCAGCAGCAGAAGCTTCACGATCCCACCGTTCAAATTTTTCCAGGGTAAGCGGATGCTTGATGATTTTGCGGATCGTTCCCGCATGCCAGACCAGTTTGCCTGCGCGGGTTTTGTGTCCGGCTGCACCCATCATATCCGCGATATAGGGCACGCTTCGATGCAGACGCAGCGCATCCCAGATCAATCGGAGGCATCGCTGTTCGCGCCCATCTTCCACCCGTTTGTGATCCACATATTTCCACCCGAATGGTGGCACCCGGCTGTATTGATCGCCGTGGTCGCGTTTGTGGCGCAGTGCGTTGCGTGTGCGCTCGCCGATCTGTTTGCGTTCCAGCTCACCAAACGCAGCAGCCATCGTGAGGAAAAAGCCGCCCATCGGCGTGGACGTGTCGAGACTGATGCCACCAAGATCCATAATATGCGTGGCCACGCCCAGGGCTTGCAGTTCCGGGATAATCGTAATCGCATCAACGGTACTGCGAAACATACGATCAAGTTTGCACGTCACCACCGTATCCATCGCCCCGCTCCGTGCCAGTTTCAGCAGCTTGCGCATGGCTGGCCGCCCGATCACAGATTTGCCAGAAATCCCCTTATCTTCGAGAATCTCCAGCAATTCAATATCGTGCAGCATGCAATATGCCTCGATCTTCTCGACCTGCGCATCCAGCGATACGCCATGATCCACCTGCTTATCCGTCGATACCCGGATATATCCAATCGCTGTTTTCATCGTCATTTTTCCACCCCATCCACATCGCTCATTAGAATCATCAGCGCGGCAGCGGCTTCCATAATCTCTGCCGCGATGGCTTCCCGCTCTTTCCGGCTGATTCGTTTGCCCTTCGGGCTATCCGGTGAAATAGATTGTTGATAGAGCGCAGCTATATCGCCGATTTCCTTGGCTACAGACACCAAATGCTCGGCAATCTGCGAATCATCACGCGCATCAGCGCATGGGTTCGCCATGTGAATTGCCACCATCCGGCGTGGCTTCAACAGCGCATCAATCACGGATTTATCCAACCCATTCGCAACCAGCCGGAAAAACTCCTTCAGTCCAGCCGGATTCGTTTCATTGAACGGATTCAGCGTGTTGCGCATATAATTGCCCGTCCGCCCGCAGATCTCCGCCGCGTATTCCGTTCCAAACGGCTGAATCAAATGATCGCGGGTGGCAAAGCGGTTATCTTCCGCGTCATCTTCCACCGCCGCTTGATAAGCCATCAAAAAGCGCATCAAATCGCGCTCGCACCCCTTGGTGGTTTTGGGCTTTACCGGTTTTGTCCTTGGATTCACGTTACTTTCCCCTTTTTGTTATTGTAGATGCCTGTGCGGGTGTAGTGCGATGATTCACACCATGAACATCACCCGCATCCCGCTTCCCGATGGCAGACAAACGAATTGCCGCCCTGCGAAAAGCATCCACCACAGCCGCCTTTTCCGAAGCCGTCGGCGGCATCACCTGTTCACCATTCCCCATTCTCAACTCACCATTTCCCCGATCTGCACGCCTTCCCAGGCACGCACCCGCTCCATCGCCTTGCGATACAGTGTCTTGGCATGCCCAAACGCCACCAGATCACCACGCTTGCCGGAGTGGCGCATCACCACCTCATGCATGCGTGCCGACCGCTTCGCGGCCTTGAGCGCATCCCGCCGATCTGCTGCGGGAATGCTGTTGGGTATCAATAATGTCATCATAATGATTCCTCCGTTAAATAGGTCGGCGCGCAGATGGGGTGCGGGCATCCACGCGCCTGGC